CAGCGGAGTAGCTACCTTGACCCCATCAGGGTATCGGTTTTCATCATACATCTGTAGTGCCAATGCGGATAGCAATGGGTTGCTCGTCATCATGTTCATCATGCCGCCACCGCCGGCAGGTCCACCGCCAAAAATGTTTCGACCCAGAGAGGCAATGCCGCCGCCGCCACCGCCGCCGACTGCGCCACCAAGAGGAGATATTGTATTAGCTGCACCACCACCTGCTTGAGCCAAGGCCGCGGGACTTGCAGTGTTCATCATGCCGGCGCCCTTCAGTGCGCCAAGGCCCGAGTTAATTGCCGTGCCGCCAAAGAACCCCTTCAGGCCACTGCCCAAGATGTCCTTGAAGTCTCCACCTTGCGCCGCTTCCGTAGCCCCTACAGCTAGAGCGGCGCCCATTGGTCCGCCAACTGCAAGGCCGGCTAACCCAGCTAATGATTTTATAAGACCCATGGCTTAAATCCTTTTAACGTCATACTAACAGAACGTAGTTTTCTTTTCTACGCCTTTATGTAGTTACAGTAACAGACCCAACTGCACCCGTTGCAAGCACACCTAACAAGTTTGGCTGGTCTGCGGTAGCTATCTTTACGAAACCGTCACGTTGAAACAAAGACCCTGTTTCCAAACCCTGATCACTATTAGGTAATGCAGTAAGCACCAAGGTAGTATTTCTACCTTCACCAGGGTTTTGACTTTGGTCTAGAAAAACAGAAAAAGCACGAATAACTTCGTTAAAGTACCCTTGTCTGTATTCCGAAGGGGGTATTGGGAAAAATGGGCGGACTAAGTTTCTAGACATTAACGCCTACCGTCAGGTCTAATCTCGACCCGAGGAGTACCTAACCTCCAAGCCGTTTTTTCCCCCGTACTTTCTACCTTTAAATTAAACGATCTTCCCCGTAACCTCGTCCTGATTTCTTTTGTAAACTGTTCAACAGGGGCCGAAGAAGTCTTACTCACGGAGTTCGCGTCTGTATTTAAATACTCGCCCCCTGGAAAGTTTCTCACGCCTAAAGTAAATGTGACGGCGGGGATAGGTGTTGTAGAGTTTCTAAACGTTATGTCCGGAATAATTCTAGATAGAAATGCAAACTGATCCCCGTCCCCTAAACTCATCTGGCTACTTTCAATGTGAGAGGATAACGGTGTTATGGGAGCCGTGCTTCCATCGTCAAAACCAATTTCATGGTTGTAAAGATAGTGGTCGGTACTTGCGGCTATAGGGGTGACATCAACCCCTCGGTCAATCCAGAAAGTACGATTGAGATTACCGAAGTACCATATCTTTTGCGCGTAATTAAAAATAACATACCTATCGTTTTCTATGCTGTTTGCAGAAGGGTAAAACCACCACACTTCTGAAAACGAGGTATTAGTCCCCGCGGTAACTTTTTCAATTTGGTCCTGATTAAAGTCTGAGAAAACGTAATCTCTAACGGTGCAAGGAAGTCGCTCCACCGCTCCTGAGTATACATAGAACTCATTTCTTCCCATCCAAAACACGCTGTCGTTAACAGCTACTGCACACATGGGGCTAGCAGTAGTAATGTTTTCAGATACAGTGTTAATTCCAAAGACAAACGGTGGCCCTAAAAACTGCATCGCATGAAGGGACACATCTGTGAAAACCAATATCTGTTGCCGTGTTTCAATCGCTAATATAATCTCGGAACCCGAACCAATGCGTAAGTCTCCAGCAGTGTTTGTTGTCTCGGCACCCCATTTGGTCAGACTTTCTTGGCTACTAAACCGAACAAGCAACGGGTCTTGTGTTCCAAGGTTCGTTTCAGGGTCACAACCAAAAGCTATAATGTGTCTATCCTTGTCAGAAACCATTATCTGTTTAGCTATAGTAGGCGTTCTATTTGCATTCAATATCCCTGAAAGCTCCACCGCTCGGCTATTCAACCCATCGGACTTTTTCCAATAGTAGATACCACCATCTCTAACATTTATTAATAAATCTTGGCCGAAGTTGTCATGGCTCCAAAGGCGAAGCGTAACGCCCTGAACGGTTAAGTCAGAGGTGGAACCCCATCCTCCACGACCCCATGTTCCTGCGCTCCACCCAGAGCCCAGTACGGTAGTGTCTAAACCAACGTTAATTTGGTACGCACCTACGGATGAACCGCCGCCGTTGTTGGTGTCGCTAGTGTTGGCGAACACCAGAGTGGGATTTAACCCCGAAGAAGTAGTTATACTTGAAATAGATGACGGTGTTCTAGCTTCAAATTGAAAAACTGTTGAAGAAACAATTTTTGTAACCTGATACTCTTGGTTAAGAACTGCGGGAATAATAACCCCACCGAGAGATGCCGCCCCCGAAAAAGTAACAAAATCATCTACCAGTGCGCCGTGTCCATCCGCGTCTGTAACAGACAATGTGGCGCAAGTAACCGGAGCATTGTTTGAGTGTGATGCAGCGGTAGTGCCGTTAACACCGCGAGTGCAGCTTGTTAACGTTGCGCTGGTAATACCTACATACCGTATTTGTTCTGTACCTATTAGAATAAGACCGCCACCTGTTGGAAAACCTGCGGCGCTATCTAAAACGATAGATTGTATTGAAGCGTTAATATTGCCATCTAACGTATCGGCCCCGGCACCAAAGGTAACCGCGGAAGAGGCTACCCTTAAAGGAGTTATGTCTTGGTAAGCGCCACCTTCGTTAATAAAATATTTAAGTGACGTACCTACACCAATGAACTTTTCGCCTGACAAAGTCACCCAAGGGTGCAACGCACGGCAAGTACCCAAGAAATTATAGATAGACTGACGTACCCACCCGCCTATCTTTTCAGGGTAGCCCATGCGAAACCGAACTTTATCGCCATCAAACCATCCACCCTCATTACTATACGAAGTGGTTTCACGGTTTATTCCGGGTTTGAACTGTAGTTTAGTTAAAGCCATGACCTACCTTTTATTCAAACCGTTTATATTATGCCTCAGTTGCCTTCAGGATCGAGCGGAACAAAATTTTGGTCTGGCAGCAACGTAGGGTAATTTGAATTATTAGGAAAATCCCTTAAAGATTGCCGAAATGTAGCCCACTCTGTGGTTATAGTAGGTGTATCACTTAAAGCCATAAAGTCACTTTCGCACAGCTTTAAATTGCGCCATTTTTTAAAAGACACATCCAAGTCATAACCTGAGTTTTCAGACTCGTTATAAATATAAAAAGCAGGTAGTGTTTCTGGTACATACATTATATTTAAACCTTTATTTATTATTTTCAGTTACCATGACTTTTGTAGCCGATATTGCATATCCAACTGCCCGTCTGCCAGTAGCTGAAGAAGTTTTTATTACGCCACCAACGGGAAGTCCACTAAAGCCCTCAACAACACTTCCAAACATTCCGATTGATGCTGTCGCGCCATTACTGACTGTGCTGCCACTATCGTGGATGCCAATTGGTACAGTTCCAGAGCCGATATCACCTGCTGAGAAAGCACCTTTTACCAAAGGATTGAGGGTAAAAGCGGTAGACGCGGGGTTACCGGCCCAGCCGAACAAGAAAAACGCATCTCTCTCATCATCATACGACCCATGCCCATTTATCATTTGTGAGTCGATTTCGGTTGAGTTAACTGACTGTTGATATTCAGCTTGTCGGAGATATCCTAAATTTGCGTTATCCCCAGTGTATACAAACTCAGAATAATATACCTTTTTAAGCCCCGAATTTGTGACGTTATAATTTACTCCCGGCTGCTGAGTCCAACCCTGATAAAACCCTAATCCAGATTCTCTATACGCCTTAAATCCAGAGAAAATTCTCCAATCAGCCGTAGAAGTTCCGCCGCCAACGGCAATTCCAGTTTTCGGGTCTACTTCTTTTAGTTGAGTAAAATCATTGCCCGTACCCCCAGTTAATGTGGTGCTGCCAATTGTAAATCTATAGACCCATTTATTAGGGCCATATTGTAAAACGGCATAAATATGCGTATTGTCAACTGTCTGCATCGTGGCGTTAGAGAGGCCTTCAGCGACTACAATGCCAGCAGTGGCGAAGTTAATTTTATCATCGTTGCTAATTTGAGCTATTGTGGTTGACCCAGAACCCTGCGTAAACATATGCATATAGCACCCAGCACCGCCAGCATTTAGTAACGACACCCATTGATTTGTTGGGATGTGGTAGTGAAAAGTCCCTTCAAACTGATATCCAGCCCAACCAGTTCCCGCACTAGCCCCGCCGCCCGTCAATGGAACAAAGCCACCAACGGCAAGAGTGCCATTTGCCGCTACAGTAAAGCCAACAACGTGGGTTCCAACGTAGCCGCTTTCATTTGCATTGCAATATGAGCCGTGCAAAAGACCTTTAATGTTACTGCCGTCAGGTGTGAAGTAAAAGCTGCCACCAGCACCGGGCAGACCGCCCCCATAGTTACCACCAGAGTAATAGCCTTGTATTCTTTGGGAGCTATTTTCACCGCCAATGGATACTTGGTTTGAAAGCGTAAATGTTTTGTTTGCAGCGCCAGCATTGCCCGAAAGTGTACCTATAGCCATTCGCAAATAGTGGCTGGTTGAGCTACTCTTGT